AACACCACGGGAGATTTTTTTTATTATTCTGATCCACGCCTAGATTCTAGATATGTGGCATATGGTAGCCCTTACAAGCAATGGGTTACTGACTCCTCAATTACTGGAGCGACGATGCCAACAGGTGTTCATGTTGTTGGGTCTGGATTTTCGGGTAGAAATAATGGGGTTGTTTTAGATTTTGATAACGGAAGAGCCTTGTTTTCTGGAAGCAACACCAAAATGTCAGTTACTGGAGAATTTGCAGTTAAAGATTTTAACGTATACCTCACCAATGACACCGAAGATGATTTAATTACTGAAAACAAATATGTAGTTAATTCCCGAATTCCTTCAGGTCCGTGGAATTATATAGAGCCTTATGACGATGTAGTTCCAGCAGCATTTCTTTCAGTAGCTCAAACAGAAAATACCCCTTTTGCTTTTGGGGGAACTGTAAATACAATCATACAGGCAAAGGCTGTTATTTTAGCAGAAGACCCATATCAGCTCGATGGTGTAATGTCTATATTTTTAGACTCCGTAGATGAAACAATTGCATCAATTCCCATGACGGGTTACCCAATTACTGAGCTGGGAGATCTAAAAGATGACACTTATTCTTATACAGGAAAAGAAGACGAGTTTAGTTCAAACACTAAATTTTTTGTAGACAAAGTAAAAACTTCAAAACTAAGTGACAGAGCACAAAAATCATTAGCTAATGAGTTATATATAGGATTTATTGATTTTGATATACAAAAAGCACGGGAACGATTCTCATAATTTCATATTTTAAGATTAAAACTGTAAACAACAGAAAGAAACTTTTATCATGGCCAGTAGAAACAGAGTAATTTACCAATCAGAGGGTTTGTATATCAGTGAGGACGCAGGATCTACGCTACAAGCAGATCACGAACAAGTTGAGCGCGTCCAAAGTGCAAACTATAGTTATACGATTAATCGTCAAGACGTTAACCAATACGGAGAACTTGCTCGTATTGACTCTATTGTTTTGGAGCCGCCTACGGTTTCAGTTGATTTTACCTACCTTTTAACTGACGGTTTTAATGAAAGATGTTTAGGCTTTTTTGTTCAAAACACAGGAGGTGGAGCAGGTGCTCAACGCAATGCTGAAACAGCCGCTAATCAAGTAGGAAACTTCGCTTCTGGTCATATGGTTGCCCACTCGGGACAAAACATATTTATTGTTACTGGTCCTGATGGAGAAGATCTCAACGAACAAGGCGCTCTTGTCGATACAAACACTGATGCAGCAAGAGATACTGTAATCGGTATTGGTAACTGTTATATTTCTGATTATTCTATTGATCTTTCTGTGGGAGCACTTCCCACGGCATCCGTAACTATGGAAGGAGCCAACGTTCGCTCTAGCATTACTGGTAAATTCTTCCAAAGTCCCGCGATTGACCAAGAAGATGGAAGTTCCGTGGGTCACGCAATTGTTGCTTTACCTGATCCTGCAACAAGCCCAGGTGGTGGCACAGGAACAAACGGAACGGCAATTGTTGCCCTTCGCCCAGGTGATATTACTCTTGGTCTCACGAACGTTTCTGGAGAAACCACCGCTGAGTTAGTTGGCAACGAGGGCGCACATATTCAAAGCTGTAACATTTCCATCCCTCTTTCTAGGAGTCCTCTGGAGAGACTCGGAAGCAAGTTTCCATTTGCGCGTTCGGTTGATTTCCCAGTGAATGTTACAATGTCTGTTAGCGCGATTGTTAACCAAACAGATGCATCAAACCTTGTTGATGTTCTTGATTCTGGCGCTCAAACTATTTCGGTCAGATTGAAATCTACTAATGCAGATACGGTTATGACTGACGCTATGAGGTTTGAACTTAAGGGTGCCAAGCTTGAAAGTGAATCTTATTCTTCCAGTATCGGATCTAATAAAACAGTAGACCTAGTGTTTAACGCTCAAGTTGCTGGTCCTAATGATACGGATAACGGCTTGTTTGTTAGTGGTGCAAATGCTCACCCAATCTTCGCATAATACTTCACACTTTAATTAAATGAGTTTTTCAGACAAACCAAAAGCGGATAAGGGCAAAAAGGAGGAGGCTGCTCAAGAAGCAGCCGCTCCCCCTGCTAAAAAAGATAATTCTCAACTCCAAGTTGGAGACGAGAGAGTTGACCCAGTGAGCGAAGAAACCCAGTATTGGACTGGCCGCAGGTGGCTCTTTAAAGTTAAAGACTAAAGCCTTTAAATTAAATGAGTGAATCAAAGAAAAAAGCCGCGCCCAAGAAAACTGTAGCGAAGAAAGAAGAGGAAGCGCCCAAGAAAAAGGCTCCTGCTAACTTCAAAACTAAAGAGGAATTCTACAAGGCAAAGAATAAGCTAAAGGAGAAACACTTAAAGTCTACTCCTAATTTGTGGAAGCTTCCTTTATCTAATCCTTCTCGCGCTAAATACGAAGTAGAGAAGAATGAGTTAAAGGCTCTTCGGAAGTATTAGTCTTCAACAGTATAAACTGAGCCAACTCCGCTGGCATCTACCCCACCAAGCTGTCGAGGCTGTGCTTGGTAGATATTATATTGTGCCGCTAATCGCGTTACCTTGTCCATACAGTCGCTTGCAAGACCTCTGTAGACCTTAGAGACCTCATTGCGGTTAACGAACGTTACAGCGCTTTCTCCGTCCCTTAAGGACAAAATGTTATCTCCGCTAACACTGGAGTCTACAATTCCCCTTAAAGCGTTTCTAGCTTGCTTGTTATAGTAGTTGCATAGGTAAAGCTCCTTAAGAACGCTTTGAGCTTCTATGTCCATTACCCCATAGGTTCCACTGCCATTAGCGCCACTAAAATCTGTATACAAGTAAGTGTTAACTTGTCCTAGATTCTCATATAGCCACCCGCTAACATTAGCTACAGTAGCTATTCCTGTGTCGCTATCAAACTCAGTTTCTACAATTCCCGAAGCAAGGTCTTCTAATACGTTAGGCATGTAGTATATTACACTACGTTTAGCTATTTAACCAATCAAGAATCTCTTTATGTTTGGGATTCTCTGGGTCTAACTCAATAGCAGGAGTTGGCTGCGGGGCGGTAAATATATTTCCTCGACTCTGATATCGGTTAAATTCTCTTAAAATATTTTCAGTTAAAATACTCTTATCATAGAAGGGATTAATTCCTACTTTTTTAGCAAAATTCCCAAGGTCTGCCTTGGACATTTTTTTAAGCTTTTCCTTTAAAATATTAACATCATTGGTGCCAAAAGTATTTGTCTCTCCTGTCCCGAAAATAACTTCTACCTCCTTAAGAAGCTCTTGATACCTAGCGGTGCTAGTTTCTCCTTTATTCCTAAGATCCTCCAGTTCCTCAAGCAAACCTTTCTTTGCAGGTTGCTCCTGCCCCGTTGTCACTTCTTTAAAAGGGGGTTTTTTCTTTTTAGCTGCTTTTTTCTTAGCCATACATTATTATATACACTCAACTAATAAATTACAAAAAAAAAGCCACCCCCCGCAGGAGGTGGCTTCTTAAATTTAAGAGTTATCTGATTAACCGTGGTCAACCACAACTCCGCAAAGAACGCGACTATCAAGAACAACGCGACCTTCTTCGACAGAGCCGAAGTAGCCAATCTTGTTCTGACGAACGCTATACTGATCATCAGCGATGAGATTAAACTCACTTCCGCTTTCAGAATCAGTAGCGACAGCCCTAATAAGAGAGTCCCGACTCCGATCAATACCAACAACGATTTCGTCATCAGCGTCGAAAACAGCAGTGTCAGTTCCGTCAAAACGGGCATAGGAAGTAGATCCAGCAGCAGTGTCGAAGAGAGTGTTAAACTTCTGATCTTCACCCATCTCGTTGAATTCCAAGATGTTAAGCCCCATGAAGCTAGTTTCGCCGCCACCCCTATAAAGCTCTTCACGAAGAGCCTCAGGAGCCGCGAGACCATTGGAGTTTTCAGCAGCACCCGCTACTCCCATAGCAGCTCTAGTGTTTACTGGATTGTAAGCTTGAGAACGGATGGCTCCCACGATTTCAGGAGAAGTCACAAGATCTGTAATCCCCCTAGTGCGAGTAGTGGGAGTCCCTGCAATCCACGAACTATTAATACGCTTTGCGAGGGTGAATAAGTTGTTGACATCATCCATAAGGAACTGTCCGTCATTAGCCGAGCGGAAAACCTGCACATCACTGCCAAGAGGTGAACTCTTGATGGTTGCGCCAGCAAGAGAGGTCATAAGAAGGGTAGCGGAAGTCCGCTCCTGCTTAAGAAGAATTTCTTGGGCAACCCGTGTAAAGGTTTTTCCAACAACATCCATGCGGCTTTTAGCAGCATAGCGACGATCAAAGTCTACCGCAGTATCAAGGCTGTAAGTAGCCAGCTTCAATTCAGAAGCGGTAGGCAGCACTTGGTTGCTAGGAAGACCACCAGCATGACTCTGACTCCACACTTTGACGTAATCTTCGTCAGCGATATTGTAGTAGAGATCAAGAGGGATACTTGGGTTGTCATCAGCATCAAACTGAAGAGACTTGAAAAGGGTGCTTACGGTAGGAGCATTATTGAGAACTTCGGCCAAAACTGGTCCGATGAATTCAGCAAGTGCGACCTGTGCTTCGTATGCAACGTTGCGATTACGAGAAGCCATAGCTTTTACAAGCTCAACTTGCTCTGGTGTTCTTTTTAAAGTAATATTCATGATAAAAAATCCTTTCTAAAATTAGTTACAATCAAACGACACAACGATATAATCACCAGAGAATTGATCAGTGGTGATTCCAACATTAGAGCGATTCCCTGTTCCAAGAACATGTCCAAAGATGTGGATTCCATCGGTCCTCACTTGGCCAGTAACTAAACCAGCATTGGTGTGGGACATGGCGATTCCAGAACCTGGGGTATACGCATTATCAGGAAGAGTTCCATCGAAAGCATCAGAACTCAAAGTCACAATACCCTTAGTGAGAATTGGAACAGCTTGTCCTGGGAGACAGGCTTGAAGCTCAACTTGCTTGGTTGGATTATAAAGGAGTTTCTCTCCGTTCTCGTCGTCCTTGGCGGTCTGCAACAGAGTCAAGCCAAGAGGCTTGGTTCCAGAGGTAGCGCCAGTAACCTTGAGATTAACTTCGGGATACATCTCATTCGTTCCAAGGAAAGGATAGCTGGTATCACCCAGATATGACCTGTTTTGGTATGTAATGGGATCGTTATCGAAGTTACCGTCTTGCACAGAAACAAATACGCCAGCGTCACCGCCGCCAGTTCCTGTGGTGCTATCGAGAACATCGAATTCCAAAACGGAATACATGTTCACGACATTGTGATCAGAATATTGTCTGAATGGTAGAATTCGTAATGCCATAATTTTATGTGGTTAAAAATTTAAGAAATTTCAATATTGTCGCGGCTGAAAGCAGCCTTGAACTTGTCGCGTATGCTGGCCTCCTCGGAAGCAACAGCTTCGTTAGAATTAGCAACAGGCGCGTCAGTGGTCTCAGCAGCATCCAGAGCATCTTCAACCTCTACCTCCTCGGTAGAAGCATTAGAAACTCTTTTAGCGACTTCCTCGTCAATACGAGCCTGAATTTGAGCATCAAACTCAGCCTGAACTTCTTTGTCCTTATGTTTCCACAGGACTGAGAGCTTAGAAGCAAAAGCCTCATAAGACTCTTGATCTTCTAATCCCTTAAGTTCAGTAGCAAGAAACTCACGATCTTGATCATCAAGTTCGAATTTCGAATCAATGTCTTCCATGCGCTGATTGAAAGAGGCAACAGCCTCTACTGCTCGCTTCTCATTTTCAAAGTGAGAAATGCGCTCATTAGCTGCACCAAGCTTTTCTTCTAATTCAGCAACAGAAGACTTAATGTCTTCATATTCCTTGATTTTTCCCTCCTTAGCCGCCTTTTCTGCTTCAATCTCTTTGCGGTATTGTTCGTCCCGCTCTCGGATTGCATCAGCAAAGGTATCGGTCATGGAAGCTACCGCTTCCTTAGAGAATTTCTTCTCACTAAGAAGATCCTTCAGTTCGTTGAGAGTCTTTTCAAGTTCCATATTAATGATGTTCTTTTCGTCTTTTACATTTAAATTATTATTTTGTGAAATTTTATCCCTTTTATCGTTTATAAAAACTTCTGTCTTTTCAGGACTAGACGAATACAAACCCTTAACCTCTGCGGCAGGGTTCAGTGTATAAGCTATTCCCAAAGGATAAATATCACCAAGAATTAATCTATTAATTACCTCTCCTTTGTCTGTTGTCCCATTACCCCCATAGCTTCTTAAAAAGCCTTGTAATTCTTCCATTTCATCAGGATCTGAAACTATTCTAGCCTCACTTAAAATATCGCTTCCTACAGCTAAAACATATTCACTAAATCCAACCTCCCAACTAGCCGAAACCTTTTGGTAGCTGGAGCTATCAGGATCTAATGATTTTTCTACTAAATCAGTAAAATTTGGGTTAACTGTTTTATATAAGACGGCCCCCAAGGAAATATTAAAAGGTTCTTTTAGGTTTTTAGCTATCTCTTCTGTTAAAAGTTCGCTGGAACCAAAAGCACTATAACCAGCAGAAACAATATGACCCACCACCTTTTGTTTATCATGCTCAATGTTAGTGGGCTTGTGAACAAACTTGTTGGTATATTTAACGGCGGTAGAAGCATCCATTCCGTCACCATTTTTATTAAATTTATTTATAAGAGCCGCATTAAAAGCAACCCCCATTAAATCTACATTTTCATCATAGTTAATGTTTTTTGGAACTAATGGCTCCAAGTTCTCAAGAGATGCTTTGGAAATAAGTGATGATTCGCTAATTTCACAAGCTAACAAAGGAGCCTCAAAAGTAGTGGTGTATTTGTAATCCATTATTTTTTCTCCATCCAGCTTTTAGGTAGAGCACTTTCTGCTCCTATTTTTTTAGCCCTTCGTATAAGTTTGCTTTTAAACTCTTCAAAAGTCATTGACCCCTCATATCGACCCCAGCTGCTAACAGCATTTTTTACATCTCTAGCTGACAACACTGGGAAAGATCTTCTTTTGGGGTCAAGAAAGTCACTATCTTTTAATTCACTTCTTTTTTTTTACCGAATCTTTCGGCGGCAATATCCGTAAGCATTTGAGCATAACTCTTTTTAGGGGTAATTTTCTTTTTCATATCTCCCCCACCGTATCCACCATCAGCTTCTTTTTTACCTTTTTTACGGAGTAACTCAAAGTCCTCCTTGGTGATCTTGCCATCTTTGTTTTTATCTAAACCAGATTTTTGCTTGCTCGTCATGTCAGCTTTAGCTGGCTTACCTTTGTATTTACCATCTTTAGCCATTTGAGCTTTCATTTTTTCTTCCGAGTCCTTGTCGAACTTCATGTCCTTCTTGAGAGCCTTTTTTTCAGCATCTTTCTTTTCGGAAGGCTTGCCCTTTTCGAGCTTTTTGATTTTGCTCTTATCGTCTTCAATAGCATCTTTTTCGTGCTGCTCCTTCTCTTTTTTGGTGTCCTTCTTAAGTTCTTTCTTGTCGATTTTATCCCATTGCTTCTTGGTCTTTTCGGCCTCAGTAATGGAAATCTCAATAGAATTCTCGTTGAAGGAGTGGCTTGCTTTAAGGTTTTGCTTCATGGCTGTGATATAAAATGGCTGATGGATATGTTTCCAAGGAATGTGTTGCTGAAATTTCTAAAACTTCTTTCAAAGTGTTAAGATTTTCAATTTCGTTAAAATCCTTTACACAAGATTCCAAGGTTTCTGCCCAATATTCTTTGGTCTGAGAGCAAACTATAGATTCACAAAGAGTGCTCACCATATCTGATTGTTCATCAGAAAGCTCGTTAGCTTTAAGTTTTTTCTTCATATAGTCTTTCGCTTCATGAATTAGATTATCTATATCATAGATAGTCTGTTGAATATTCGCTCTAGAATACTGTGCGTTTGTAATTGGTATATCTGTAGTTCCTTCTGGCCTACCCGCTTCTTTTCTTGGCCCAGTTTTTTGACCCCCCGCAGGAGCAATAACAGGAACTCCACCAACTATCGGGTTATAATATCCCTGCTCCCGCTCTTCTAGGAAGTCTTTCTGAGCATCATTAAGCTCATCTGGCTCTGGAAAACGACCATTATGAAACATCTCCATCCCTTGCTTTGGAGTAATAATTCCCAACTCCATTAACCTTGTAGACGCTCTCATAAGTTGCACCTCGTCCCTCATGTCAATATCTTTCATCTTGGCTTCAGGCCACGAACGGAAACCTAAGTCTTTTGCTATTCTTTTTATCTCTCTATTGAGAAACTCATTTAAAAATCCATAGCGAGACTCTTGCAATCTATCAATAAAGATTTGAGCCTTAACCTGTGTTGAATTAAACTTCTCTTCGCCAACAACGATATTTTGAAGACCCTGCTTAATGTCCTCGTTGAGAATTTGATATTTTTCTGGACCTAATACCAAGTTTAACTCAGGAATAATAAATTCAGCCTTAGTTGTGTAGTCTGATACTAATACACGGCCTACGCTTTCATTTTTAAAAAGATCCTGCATCGCGGCCATGTTGTTGGGGTTAACCCCACCTTTGTCTGGATCTGCGCCCATAGTGATTAACAAAATCACATTTTCTACAGTCCTAGTAATAGCCTGATCCATTTTTTTAAGTTCTAGTTTCGCATTAATGTCTTCCAGAACTGGAAACCCAAAAGGAACAGCAAAAGGCTCATAATCCTGTTTCTTGTAAAAAGAGTAAGAAAGTTTAGTGGGGTCCAAGTTTAATTCGATCCCTTTTCTTGTATAAGAACCGTCTCTTATTGATTCTTTCGCTTCTGTATCTAACGCTTCAAAAATTCCAAAATCCTCATCGGTTTGAGGGTTTGCTAGTCTAGCAACCTCATATTCAGATAATATTTTCTTATAAACGCCTCCTTCAGTAAACCCTGTGGCTCTCGTAGCTATAATATCATAAGGGTTAAGCAAAATGTAACGAAGAGGAATATTGTTGGCAGATGGATTGATTGATCCAACTTGGTTCATTAATTTTGCGTAATCTTCGGCTTTAAATTTTCCGTCTACGCGATATAGAAAAATGTTTCCACTCCTGTAGTATTCTCTAAAATACTGGTCCTTGAGGTTAATAATATTAATTCTTTTAAACCACTCGTAAAAAAACTCTCGGCTTTTTCTGGTCCCTCCTTCTAGATAAATATCCGTGTTTGTAAACTCAGACATTATGTCTATAGCATTCCTAAAGACTGCAACATTAGCATACGCCTTCTGGCATAGCTCAATAGCATCTCTGCAAGTTACCCCATCAGACGCATATTCATAAGGCAACATTCCCACACGAATGCTTGAAAACCTATCTTTTGGGTTTCTGAAAGCTACGCGATTCTTTCGTGTCCCCTTAAAACCCACATCACTAATGCTTTGCCTTCTTGCTTTAGAAACTTCACCATAAGAAGCATCTGAAGTGTAAAAAGGCTCTCCTAGAAGTTCTGGAGAAATATGCGAGCTAGGTGGAAGAGAGGGGTGGTCTTGGGCGTTAAACTGGTTCCAATACTCAGAACGCTTGGTGTATTTTCTTTTAGCCATAGATGTAACCTATCTTACACCCCAAAGTTAACTTTCAACTTTTAAAAGTTAAGAAATGAACATTGGGGTAAAGGTGGCTTGGGTGTCAGCGATATTGTCTGACTGCATGTCATAAAAGACATTCATAGCCCAGTTGCCTAAAACCAAGGCAGAATAAGAGTCTTTTCGCGCTTTATCTGCACCGCTTTGCTTTCTGAGGTTAGGCGGTAAATCAAAACTTTGAGTTCCCTGTAAAGAAGTTGTAATTTGTATCAAAGCACATTGAACCTTGATTAAGTCCATCATGTCTTTTTGATGCTCAACAAAGTCAATCATTCTTGCTCCAGCCGCGCCTCTTTCGTTAGGGTCGTTTCTAATGAACTTTAATTCTTTTATTGGAACGTTAGCCTTCCTTTGATTATTGTAATCATCATTCATAGCCGCCCCCGCAAAAAACATTCTTTTGTGATCAAAGGCTGACTGAAGAGATTCGTTAGCCATCCTTATCCACTGAGAGGTGGGCTTCCTAAGGAAAACAATATTTTTGCTGCTGGCGTTGTATTGATTTTTAACCTTTCTTAGATTTTTTTCATAATCTTTAGCCTTATCCAAATCAGCCTCGATAACCCCAAGCTTTAAGTTTTTCTTTTTAAATATATCACTTTCATTGCAGGAATTTAGAAATTGAACTCCTCCATTGTAGTCTCCCACTACAGCAACAATGTTAAAATGGGTTAATAAGTAAGCGGCATATTTTATATGAGTTTTTAGATTTGCTCCAGATAAAGCGTAGCTATGAACTACGGTTCCTTTGCGAGTATCTCTGTTTAGCTTGATAATTAGCATGGCAAAATCGTCAGAACTTTCGCTCTCTGACCATGAGGGGTCAAAAGCTAAGATATATTCATCTTTCGGATTTCCCACCACTTCTACACATTGGCCTTCCCCGTCTGCAAGAGTGCAAGCCGCCATTTTACTTACCTTGAAGTATCCTGAACTATCGTCTGTGAAAATTGCCCCAAATTCTCGCTCAAACTGAGAATCACTCATGGTTGCTTTGGATTGGCTAATCAAATTCTGATCATATAGCTGTTCAGGCGCACAGTCATAACTAAAGTGCATAATAGTCCGATGCGCTCCATCTTGGTTGTTCTCGTTAAGAATTAATGCCTCGTATTGTTGATAAATTTTATAAAGATACTCAAACTTATAAGAAGCAGAGGAAAGTCCAATAATTTTGTTATTAGGCCAAATCCTACGTTCTTCTTCTTTCATTTTACCCTTAGCAATCATTTGGGTTTCTAAATCATATACCTCTTGACGCTCAGTTGGGTTCTCTACCACAGACAAGAATGGAATAATAACCTCATTGTAAATTTTTTCAGGCATCAACAGCAGCTCGTCAATAATCATTCTCTGAAAACGAAAACCCCTAAGTTTTTCCCCATCACCAAGAGGCAGAGCGCGAATACTACTTTGACCGATCTCCATGACCCACTCATCGTTCATTTTAGAAACTCGCGTAATACACTGAGAGAAAAAAGCAGCCTTGGGGCTTTTAGAGATATCCTCGATTTTTTTGAAGATCATTTTTGACTGCCTAAAGGACTTAGACAAAATACCTATCTGGACACCCTGATTAAGAATAGCGTCTAAGAGCGCGAAAATGCCCGTAGAGAAGCTTTTAGACATTCCCCGACTCCATATGCCCAAAAAGTAATCAGACTCCATCATCGCCTTAATAGCCATGTGCTGGAAAGGAAATAATTTTACCCCAGTAAACAATTCACAGGCAAAGGAAGGGTTTTCCCTTAGAAATTTATAAAGCAAAATCTTTGCTTCAGTTTCCTCTAAATACCCCTCTTTTTCTAGAATCGACTGATTTATATCTTTGAACTCTCTGTGGAGTTTCTGTGTTCCTGTTTCCCAAGCCATCTTCTTTAAGTTGTTTGTCCCAAAAATACTGAACATCTACCGTCCAAAGTTTTTTTCCTAAAACAAGTATTTTGGGTATTACTTCTTCGCTTCTACGTCTAGACCCACTAAACACAAATTGACAACAATCTGAATACTCAGCCTGTATCTCTCGCATCCTGTGATAAACGTAATCTAAGTTAAATTTTTTATATCCCGCCTTATTGTTTGCCCACATTTTATCAAACGCTGTCTCGGTGACTACAAACAACATACATCCCATTGACCTACATCTTTCTAGCTCTTTCACAAATCTAGCATAACCATTTGTAACTGTAGCGCAGAAATCCTGGTAAGATTTCCTATCCACGAATGTATAGTCATATAAATCACCTCCAACAGCGTAGTCTCCCACATCCAGCTTAAATAGTTCAGAGTTCTTGAAATGCAGTGGTTTCTGTTCTCTTGTATCTATTAGTATAGGTGTGTTTGAGTAATCGTTTTTAAATTCATTTGGTAGTTGCCCCGAGAGCATGGGCAACATACCAAATTGCTTACAGGCTTCGCTGTAGCTTCCAAATACCTCCTTGCAAAGATCTACATCGGGCAATCCTGCTGTTTGCAGGTAAACGGAAGGTGGTCCACCCTGTAGCCCCTTGGCTTGTGTTTTTTGTTTAAAGGCTTTGATGATATATTCCTTAACCTCTGACCGTGGTGCTGTTTTGCACCATTTTTTCATATTTCTTTTATTGAGGAAGTCAGTAGCGAAATACTGATCGTATTTTTTGAACGGGATCAGTTCTCCAGTGAGTTTGTCCTTTCTTGCATAATTCTCTACATAGTAATCCCCAAGGAACTTACCATGTTTCTTTATGTGTGCATGGAGACTTCTTAATGAATCAAAAGACTCGCCACACTCTTTGCAATCATAAGACATCTTGTTGACCAATTCCTAAAACTCTTGCTTTCCACTCTGCCATTCCCTCTAATCTCTCTGCCTCTCTCTTAACAGCCTCTTTTTGCATCTCTGCTATTCTAATCATTGTTTTTCTTTCTTCTTCTTCTTGAAAAAGCTGAACAATAGAAAGAAACGAAGCATTCTCTTTCTGCATCTTCTTCATCCTCTCCCCCCGATCACCTTGAAGCTTCTTAGTGAGGTTCTCGATGCGAGTTTCGCATTGATGATACTCAGAACTCTTAGCTTTGATGATTTCTGCCAAACGAATAGACATTTCTTGTTGTTCGTCAGCCTCATCGAACATATTGTTCAATTTGTTTAGGTGAGCACTAATTACCTCCAAATTAATGACTTCTTTACATACGTTTAAATACAAATTAATTTCATCTGCTGTTAGATCGGGCTTATCCCATGTTAAACGTATAAATTCATGCTCAAACAACACCCTGTCTTCTTCATTAAGATAATTATTAATAATCTTAAGAAATCTTGAGTTTGAAAGATTAACCCCCAACTTTTCCACGCAAACTTGCTTTTGCCTATTAAGGCGAGACTCTTCTAAACCTAATCCCGTTGCATCATTAATTTTCTTGATGATTCGGGACGGAGACTTTGGCGAAAGATATGAATTTAACGCTCCGCTGTCTTGTGAGGGAAGAATGTCTGGGTTAACTTCTCTGATTTTAGCTAAGACAGCTCTTTGTTCAGCGCTTAAAGGCTTAACGTTGCGAGAAGGAAATACAATTTTAGCAATCTCCAAAGAAGAAAGACCTGTTTCAGCTTGCTGAATGATGAATTCACACTGTTCATCGGTAAATTCAATGATTTCTGCTGGAGGGCGACTTGTAGTTCTGAAATCAATAGAGTTTTCTACTAAAAACTTTCTAACAGCCCTCCCCTCCTTGGATCTTCCGTCCAAAGAGTTGTCCTTAAAACATTGTTTCGTTAAATCAATGAGATTAGGAACTTTGGAAGCGTTTTCCCTCAAAAACTGCCTCTGTTCTTCAGTCAGTTCCATTTCCTATAATATCTTGTTGTTCAAGGATTTCCATCGCCGTTTCTAGGAACTTCTTTTTTAAATTCTTTACTTGGCGGTATCCCAGCTTCTTTTTTTGAGGAGATATCTTGTAACCCATAAAGCGAGCTACGTCCTCTTCCGTCTTCTCCTCAAAGTATAACATCCGATATGCTATGTAATGATTTGGAGTTAGC